GACGGAGGCGGCCAAGGGGCTGTCGATGTTGCCGTTCAATCTGGTTGGTGTGCCGGTGGATTTGGCGACGTTGTTGATGCGGCCGTTTGGCTACAACGTCGAGAAGCCTGTGGGGGGCAGCGATTATTTGAAGGACAAGGCCCGTGCTGCGGGGCTGGCGTTCAAAGAGCCGGAGGACCCGACTCTGCGGGGGTTTTACACGGCGGGGGACATTGCTTCCAACCTGATCAACCCGGCGGCGGCGACGCGCGGAGTTACGGCCCCAATTACTAAGATTGCCGAAATGACCAGGCGCGCTCCTGCCCCTGTTCCCGCTCCTGCCGTTGCTTCTGTTCCCGCTCCTGCCGTTGCTTCTGCTCGCGGTCTGGAGCAAGCCCCTCCTTTGGCGTTACCTGCGCCGAGCCAGGCGGCGCAGATGCTGTCACAGATGGAAACTCCGGCTGTGACTCCGCCGGTTGCACGTCGGGAAAGGACGCCAAAGCCCCCTGCTCCGCCAATTCCAAGTCATGTGCCAACCGCGGAAACGCCTTTTGTTGGGCGCTTGGATCAACATGTGGCGCAGTTGCGCGGCCCGGTGACCAAGGAACAATTTATAAATTCGCTGCGGGGGCGGTTTAGAGATTACGACATTGGTCGGACCAACGAAGCGTTGGCTGATTTGAATGCGACTGACAAAATTACGCCGCAACAATTGTTTGACCGGTTGCAGGAAGTCTATTCTCCAAGAGATTTAAAGACGCGTATTTTTGAACCGCGCCCAGGTCAGTATTATCAAGCCATGGACAATCCATACCCCGATAAACCATTGGGGCTGGTGGGTTTAAATTTTGCTGTAAACCCTGCTGATGCAGATAAATTGGAAAAACTCAAGTTGTTTGAGACTGATTTGTGGCGCGCTACAACTCTTGGTTATGGTTTTGGCATGCCCAAAGAAGCAATTAAAGAACTTGTTGTTAAAACAAAAGACACATTCAATGATCCACAACTTGCAGAAAAAGTTGGTAAGGCGGCGGATTCCCAAGTAAAACTAAGCCAGTTCCGCAGAAACCTTGAAAGATTTGTTGGTGGGGATTACGATAAACAAGACGAAGCACAGCTTGTCCAACAATTGCTTAATTATCGTCACGACCCTATTCACCCTCAATCTCAAGCGCTAACTAATTTTAGCCTATCGCCAGGGATGTGGGACACGTTAAAAGGAATCCAGCAGTACAACCCACCAGGCGAAAATCGGCTTGATACCCTTAGATATAGATACACATTCGCAAATGATGTTATTAAGCCAATAAAAACAGACATTGATGCTGATTTAACATTACTAAAAATAGCCTTGACTAACGCCCTTACTAAAGTTGAAAAACCATTTGTATATCAGGGCCAACATTTTACTGGTAAATTGCCAAATCAAATTGGATTTAGTCGTTTCTCAGATCACGAAGTGGCGTTGCCAGATGTGGGCAATGCCAAAATCATGCATTTTACGGAGCTGCAAAGCGATCTGCTTCAAGACATTCGGCGGTATGGTTCAAGAAAAGGTTCTTCGGAAAAGGACCAGGAACTCATAAATAAACTTCAGGGCAAATTAGACAGCAACACGGAAGAAATTAACAATTTTTCAGCAAAATTGGCCCCTGGTCAACTAGCCCTGTCTCCGGAAGATTCAGTAAAATATAATGCTCTTCGTTCTGAGGGCCAAACGCTAAGAAAAAGAATAAATGAAATTCAGAACAGGCGTTCTGGCACATTTCCCCCCAACATGTCGTTTTATCAACTTCCAGAAGCTTTTGCCGACATGGAAAATTCTCCAGCGGTTGTTCAGCAACTTTTGCTTAAAAATGCAATTCAAGCGGCTGTACAACGAGGGGTGAACGGGGCTACATTCCCGGGCAAGGAATCCAAACAAGCGCAGTTGTACGAAAGTTTGCCAAACAACCTCAAGCAGGTCGTCAAAGACCTTGGGCCAGGGTTTGAGATTCGTTCAATTACGCTGCAGGGGCCTTCGGAGCAGAACATGCACTGGGGCGTGACTTGGTCGCCGGAGGCGGCTGAGCGGATTTTGACCAAAGGTGTGCCGTTTAAGCATGGTGGCTTTGTCGAGCGTCAGGAAACTGAGCGTCGCTACATTTAAGGAAACAACATGCCCATCGAAAAAAATGTCACCGTGGACGATCTTCCTGCGGGGGACGTGGAAGTTGAGGTTGACGAAGAGGCGCTGCCCAAGGTCGAGATTGAGTTTGACGCCAAGACGGGTGAGGTTGTTGTCGGGATCAATTGCGAGGATGACGACGTCCCGTTCGACAGCAACCTGGCTGAGGTCGTCGATCCGTCGGTCTTGCAGGGCATGTCCGCGGAGCTTATGGCGCTGTTTGAGGCGGACAAGTCTTCGCGCAAGCAGTGGGAAGACCAGTATGGCAAGGGCATGAAGTTGCTGGGCTTCTCGTTTGAGGAGCGCACCAAGCCGTTCAAGGGCGCGTGTCCTGTTCAGCATCCTTTGCTGACCGAGTCCATTGTGCAATTCCAGTCGCAGGCGTTGAAGGAGTTGATGCCCGCTGGGGGTCCGGTTCGGACGCAGGTCTTGGGCAAGGAAACGCGTGAGAAGTTGATGCAGGCCGAGCGTGTGCAGGACTTCATGAATTACCAGATCACTACGGTGATGGAGGAGTACACGCCTGACTTTGACCAGTTGTTGTTCTTTGTGGGCTATGGCGGATCGGCGTTCAAGAAGGTCTATTACTGCCAGGACAAGGGCCGCATGACGAGTGCCCTGGTGCTGCCGGAGAACCTGTACATCCCGTACAACGGTTCAAGTGTGATGAGCGAGTGTTCTCGGATCACGCATCGTGTGCCGATGAGTGTGAATGCTTATCGCCGGGCCGTGGTCCGCGGTCAGTATTTGGACACTGCGCAGGCGCAGGCCGTGGCGGACACGACGCAGAACATCATTCGCAAGGAAGAGGACCGGGTATTGGGGTTCATGCCCACGGGTGGGGATGACGAGGAGGTTGTGCTGTTGGAGTTCCAGGTGGACTATGACCTGCCTGGGTTTGAGCACATGGAGGATGGTGAGCCTACGGGCATCAAGCTGCCGTACATCGTCACGATTGATGAGGTGACCAGCCATGTTGTGGGCATTCGCCGCAACTGGAAGGAGGGCGACGAGTTGTATCGTCGCAAGCAGCACTATGTGCATTACTTGCTGGTGCAGGGTCCTGGGGCGTATGGCCTGGGGTTCTTGCATTTGGTGGGGGGTTTGAGCAAGACGGCGTCGGCCGCGTTGCAGCAGTTGATTGACGCGGGCACGTTGGCGAATTTGCCGGCTGGCTTCAAGGCCAAGGGCGCGCGGATCATGAATGACGACATGCCGCTGCAGCCGGGGGAGTGGCGCGACATTGACACGGGCGGGGCGGAGATCAATTCGTCGATGCTGCCGCTGCCGTACAAGGAGCCGAGCCAGACGCTGTTCACGTTGCTGGGGTTCTGTGTGGACACCGGGCGTCGTTTGTCGAGCATCACGGACATGCAGGTGGGCGACAGCAACCAGAACGCTGCGGTGGGGACGACGATTGCGTTGTTGGAGAAGGGCTCCAGCGTGATGTCGGCCATTCACAAGCGGCTGCATTATTCGCAGCGGCTTGAGTTCAAGTTGTTGGCCGAGGGCTTTGCGGAGTACTTGCCGGACCACTATCCGTACGATGTGCCTGGCGAGAGCCGGTATGTCAAGGCGCGGGACTTTGATGACCGGGTGGATGTGTTGCCGGTGTCGGACCCCAACATCTTCTCGGTGGCCCAGCGCATCACGATGGCGCAGACGCAACTGCAGTTGGCGCAGAGTTCGCCGCAGATGCACAACATGTATGAGGCCTACAGGCGCATGTATGAGGCCATTGGGGTGCGGGACATTGACCAGATTCTGAACACGCAGAATGTGGACAAGCCCAAGGACCCGGCCAGTGAGAACTCACAGGCGTTGGATGGCTCGCCGCTCAAAGCGTTTGCTGGTCAGCAGCATGACGCGCACATCTTGGCGCATTTGTTGTTTGGGATGTCGCCCATTGTGTCGGGCAATCCGCAGGTGGCTATTACTGTGCAGAAGCACATTTTTGATCACATCCGTCTTAAGGCGGAGGAGACCACTGAAGCGGAATTGTTCAGACTCTACGGCACTGACCCTGATCAGATGGTTTCGCCGCTGCAACGGGAGGCGATGGTAGCGCTGAAGGTTGCGCAGTTCCTTCAAGAGGTCAAGCAGCAGCAGTCGGAGCTTGAAGGGCCGCCGCCTGGGCCTGATCCGCTTGTGGAACTCAAGAAACAGGAACTGCAGCAGGACGCGCAGCGGGATCAAGCCAAGATGCAGATGGATCAGCAGCGTTTGGCCTTTGATCAGCAGAGGGAATCAAACGACATGGCCATTGAACAGGCCAAATTGGCCCAAAAAGGAGCCCAGGATGTACAAAAAACCCAACAAATTGCCTTCCAAACCGCGGCAAGAGGGCCCCAAGTCCGTTAAAAAGCCCGCGGAAAAGCCAAAAGTGTCGTTTGTTTATCGAAAAGACGCTTTCAACAAGGTAAAACTTGCCTGAGATTGGTGCTAATATGCGCTGCAGCCTTCGGACAGGGGCCAATCTGTCTGCTTCATGGGGATTTCCATGCTTGAGTTTGTTGAAACGCTGCTACACGAGATCAAAATGCTTCGTCAACAGACGAACGACATGATTTTGACTGGTGGGGTACGCGACATGGAGCAGTACAAGTTCCTGATGGGCCGGTTAGAGGGCTACAAGTTCGTAGAAGAGACCATCCAGTCGCTTCTACGCAGAGCCGAAAACTAGTCAAAGGACTTATTTGATGGAAATGACTGCTCTTGAAAAGAAATGGGCTGAAGAAAAAGAAGCCCAAGGTCCAGTTTTGGACGACGCATACAGTTCAGACGGGAGTCTGGACGTTGCAAAACTGGAAGAATCGGTTCTAGACCGTATTCCGCAGCCCACTGGGTGGCGCGTGATTATTTTGCCTTATCGCGGGGCAGAGAAATCCAAGGGCGGCATTGTCATTGCCGAGCAAACTCGTCAACGGGAGCAGGTTGCGACTGTTTGCGGGTATGTCCTGGCTGTTGGGGACCTTGCATACAAGGACGAGGCCAAGTTTCCGGCCGGAGCCTGGTGCAAAAAGGGCGACTGGGTCATTTTTGGCCGTTACGCAGGCGCTCGAATCAACATTGACGGTGGCGAGATCAGAATCTTGAACGATGACGAGATTTTGGCGCGTATTAAAGACCCCGAAGACATTCTTCACCTGTGAGGCAAACCATGGCAAACGTTGTTCCTGATACTCAACTTGAATTTGACATCGGTGCGGACGAAAAACCCGCAGATGTGACGGTCGAAAACGACCTGGGGGCGCCTAACGAGTCGCAATCCGCGGTCGTTGAGGATTCTGAGGCCAGAACCCGCAACCAGCAGGCGGAACGGGATGAATTGGACAGCGTTAGCGACGCTGTCCAGAAGCGAATTGCAAAACTGACTGCCCGGATGCGCGAATCTGAGCGCCGGGAGCAGGCTGCGCTTGAATATGCCCGGGGAATGCAGCAGCAAACCCAGATTTTGCAGCAGCAACTGGTTCACACGGACTACAGCCGGCTCAATGAGGCTAAAACCCGTCTGGACACCCAGCAGGCCACGCTCAAAGCCATCATCCGCAAGGCCCGGGAAGAGGGTGACATTGATACTGAGACCGAGGCGACCCAGCGGTTGTCTGAACTGGTCATGGAGCAGCGCCAGGTGTCGGGTTGGCTGCAGACTCAGGAAAATCAGGCCCGGCAAATGGCCGCTCAACCGGCTCAGCGGCCCCAGCAGCAGGTTCGCCAGGCTCCAACGCCCAGCCCCAAGGCTGAGGACTGGGCTGCCAGGAACACTTGGTTTGGCAATGACCGGGTCATGACCTATGCTGCCTGGGGAATCCATCAAACCTTGGTGGAAAGCGAAGGATTTGACCCCAACAGCGACGAATACTATACTGAACTGGACCGCCGTCTTCGGGACGAGTTTCCGAAGCGGTTTTCGGATGAAAGTCCGCAACAAGTTTCCAGACCACAGCGACACGCGCCTGCTGTGGCCCCTGCAAGCCGGAGTTCCGGAATTAATAGTGCGCGCCGTACTGTTCGGCTATCCCCGAGCCAAGTTGCTATCGCAAAGAAACTGAACGTTCCTCTTGAGGAATATGCCAAGTACGTCAAGGAGTGAAAACCATGAGCGAAACCAAACTTACCATCGACCGCGCCTCTCGTGCTAGCCGCGAAAAAGAAACGCGTCGCCGTCCCTGGACCCCTCCTTCTCGTCTTGACGCCCCTCCTGCCCCCGATGGATTTCAGCATCGCTGGATTCGTGCAGAGGTCAATGGGTTTGATGATCGACAAAACGTCTACGGGCGTCTTCGCGAGGGCTATGAACTAGTCCGACTTGAAGAATTGCCCGAAGAGTACCAAGGCATGCTGCCTACCATCGAAGATGGGAAGCATGCAGGCGTGGTCTCGGTTGGTGGACTTTTGTTGGCCCGCATTCCCAACGAAACTGTCGAAGAGCGCAATGCTTATTTTGCCAAGAAGGCTCAGGATCAGTTGACAGCGGTTGATAACGAGTTGTTGCGTGAAAACGCGCACTCGTCAATGCGGATTCAGGCCCCCGAGCGGAGTTCGCGCACTTCCTTCCGTAAGCCGGAGTAATTCGGCTAATCATCCAAACTTCGGAGTTCACAAATGGCAAACGTCAATAAGCCTTTTGGACTGCGTCCTGTCGGCAACCTTTCTGCCACCGGTGCTCAAAAGCAGTACGGGTATCAGATTGAAGCCGGTTATGGAACCGCAATCTATCAAGGTGATTTGGTTGTCGTCTATGACGGCTACATCATCAAGTACGACGCCTCAACGCACGTCGCTCCCACGGGCGTGTTCAACGGCGTTCAGTACAACGACCCCACCCGCGCTGACAAGCCGACCTGGAAGAACTATTACCCCGGTAATATCACTCCCAACATCGGCCTGATCGTGTGCGAAGTGCTGGACGATCCCAGCCAGTTGTTCCTGATTCAGGCTGCTGGAACGATCACCCAGGCCGATATCGGCAAGAACGCCGATCCCACGGCCGCGACCACCGGTAGCACTACCACTGGTGTGTCTGCTGGCACTTTGGGCACCCCCGCGAAGACTGCAGCATTGACCATGAAGATTGTTGGCTTGAGCGAACAAGCCGGCAACGATCTGGGCCAGTACGCAGTGGTGGTTGTGAAACTTAATCAGCACCAGTACGGAAGTAATGGTGTGCAGGCTGACGGAGCTTAATCATGGCAATTACCCGTTCACAACTTGTAAAAGAACTGGAGCCTGGCCTGAACGCTTTGTTCGGTCTGGAGTACAAGCGCTACGAAAACGAGCACGAGGAGATTTTCTCCATCGAGACTTCGGATCGTGCGTTTGAAGAGGAAGTCATGCTGACCGGCTTTGGTGCAGCACCGGTGAAGACCGAAGGCGCTGGCGTCCAGTACGACAACGCAATCGAGTCCTTCACGGCTCGCTACACCCATGAGACGATTGCCATGGCGTTTGCGCTGACCGAGGAAGCCGTGGAGGACAACCTCTACGACCGCCTGGCCGGCCGCTACACCAAGGCAATGGCCCGTTCCATGGCTCACACCAAGCAGGTCAAGGGCGCTGCGGTGCTGAACAACGGCTTCTCCGCCAGCTACCCCGGTGGCGACGGTGTTGCGCTGTTCTCTACTGCTCACCCGACCGCTCTGTCGGCAAACTTCTCCAACCGTCCCACGGTTGGCGCCGATCTGAACGAGACCTCGCTGGAGCAAGGCATCATCGACATCGCCGCGTTCATCGATGAGCGTGGCCTGAAGGTGGCGCTGACCGCTCGTAAGCTGGTTGTTCCGAAGGAGCTGCAGTTCACTGCAGAGCGCCTGATGAAGAGCACCCTGCGTACGGCCACGGCTGACAACGACATCAACGCGATCAAGTCCATGGGCCTGATCCCGGAAGGTTACGCTGTCAACCATTACCTGACCGACACGAATGCCTGGTTCCTCATCACTGATGCCCCCAACGGCCTCAAGATGTTCCAGCGCGCACCGATCAAGACCGCCTTCGAGGGCGACTTTGACACGGGCAACGTGCGGTACAAGGCTCGCGAGCGTTACAGCTTCGGCTGGTCTGACCCCCGCGGTGCTTATGGTTCTCCCGGAGCTTAAAAACTCCGAAAACCAGGAAAAGGGGCCTTGCGCCCCTTTTCTTTTGGGGGTATAAATCGGTAAGTCCAAGACTTCCATTTGCTTGCTGACCGGCTTGGCGGACTGACCTCACAGACAGCAGGCGCAATTGAGGAGCCTTTTCAATGGCGCGCACTACTTTCACCGGGCCGGTCAAATCCAATAATGGATTTGAGGGCAGTTTCATTGGCACGTTGACCATCACTTCTGATGGCAACACCATTACTACCACCAACGCTGCAACGAGCGGCACTTATCAGCCGCTGGTCGTGGATACCACGATGACCGGTGCTGGCGCTGACGGTGGGCGTTCCAAGTTTGCCATGAGCACCAATGTGGCCTTGGGCAGCTTTTCCAACGCCCTGAAGGCTGAAGTGACCTATGGCGCTTCCGGCCGCACCACGGGCCTGGGTTCGGCTTTTGTGGCCGAAATGACCCTGTCCGCGGGCACTTCTTCGGGTAACTATGCCCCTGTTGAGATTGAGCTGAATGCCCCGGCCAGTGCTTCTACCGGCACTGCCACGGCGTTTATGTACATCTCCACCCAGGGCGCCAATGTGGCGGCGGTGGACTCCAATGCGTTCCTGTTCAACCTGCAAGGTTTGACGGCGGGTTCGGGCAAGTTGCTGACTACCGGCACGACGCTGGCCAGTGCGGCCGCTACCCTGAAGTGCAAGGTGGGTGCAACGACCTACTATCTGCCCCTGTATAGCGGACAGATCACCTGATGAGGCTGACCAAGGAATCCCTGCTGGAACTTAAGCAGAACGCTGTGGCCAAGCGCCAAGAGCTTCTGAACATGATCCAGCAGGCCAACGGCGCAATCGACATGCTTGATCATCTGCTTCAGCAGTTAGACCAGCCGGAAACGGAGCAGGGAAATGACCTTCCAATTTGACGTAAAAGCGAAAACGATGACCGTGACTGGTGCCACGGGCATCGGTCTGCCTCGTGCTCGCATCAAATCAATTTATTACGTTGCTGGGTCCGCCGGCTCTATTTCGTTCAAGGATGGCGGCTCAGGTGGCACGGAAAAAATCTTGTTGGCCACTCCGGCCAGCACCGCGGGCAACGGATCGACCTACGTATTGATCCCTGGCGACGGGGTTGTCTTTGAGGCCGATCCCTACTTGACCATTTCGGGTCCCTCTTCGGTGACCTTTTTCTACGGCTAAGGAGTCCAAAATGGGACGCGCAGCAAAAATGGCGATTGAACAGTACCAGGGCGAAGTTCAGCCTGGTGCTCAGAAGCAGGACATGAGCAAGGGCGGCCCTGAGCAGACGCCTCGCAAGGACTATCAGAAGCCTAGCGCTTCTGTGTCCCCTCGCGGTGTTGGCGAGGCCCGTAACAAGCCGTGCAAGATGTACTGAGCCATGGCCAAGAGCCCTGCATGGCAGCGGGCGGAGGGGAAGAATCCCAAGGGGGGTTTGAACGCCAAAGGGCGCGCCTCCTACAACCGCGCCAATCCTGGGAAACCGGGCCTAAAGCCTCCCGCGCCGAATCCGAAGACGGAGAAAGACGCTGGGAGGCGAAAGTCTTTTTGCGCCAGGATGTCTGGGATGAAGAGCAAGCTGACTAGCGAAAAGACCAAAAAAGACCCAAACAGTCGCATTAACAAAAGCCTGCGGGCTTGGAATTGTTGAGGCCAACATGATGAAGAAGCGCAAATTTGCCCCAGGCAAATCCACAGCAACCAAGCCTGTTAAAAAGGCGGAAGGCGGCTCAGTTATGCGCGGAAACGCACCTGTTGTCAAGAAAATGGCTTTGGGTGGCCCGGCCCCACCGACAACGTCGCCTGTTCTTAGGGGCCAAGCGCGCAGAGCCGCTGAAGACCCTAGGTTTGCACAAGATATGGCAAATAGGGCGGCTTATAACCAAGTTCAGGCGGGGCGTAGGCAGTTTGCTATCGGCAGCCCCGAAGCCCAAAATTATGGGGCCTATCAAGCAATGGAAGAGGCCAAATACCGTTCAGCGATGGGCGGGCGTGGTGCTCCTGTGGGCACCTATACCGCCGCAGCATTCAACCCTGCCACCTCATACACCACCCAGTTGGCCCAACAACGCGCCGCAGCAGACGCCGCAAAGAAAGCGGCGATGCCCGTCAAGCGGGCCAAGGGCGGTATGGCGTCTAAGCCTTCTGCGGCCAAGAAAAGAGACGGAATCGCAGTCCGTGGCAAGACCAAAGGCAAGATGCGGTAATCATGGAACTGATGGTATGGAATCTTGTCCTGTCGTTCGTGTCTGCGATCATCATCTGGGTGATCAAAAGCCATGCCGACGAGGTCAAGCGCATTCAAATCCTGCTCAACCGCACTCGGGAAGAGCACCTGGACAAGTTTGTCACCAAAGCCGACATGCACAACGACATCAATCGGGTGCTGGTGCGGCTTGACCGCTTGGACGAAAAACTCGACGCTTACATGAAGGAGCAACGCAGTGCCCTCTCCTAAAAAACCTGCAAAGGTTCAAACAGTCATGCATGAATTCAAGACTGGCAAGCTCAAGTCTTCGTCCGGTCAGAAGGTGACGAATCGCAAGCAAGCAGTGGCTATCGCGTTGAGCGAGGCCGGGATGTCCAAACCAGCCAAGAAAGGCGGAAAGAAATGATGCACGGTAAGGCAAAAAAGGGCGCGGCCCTTCGCGGCGAAGGCATTGCCAAGAAAGGCTTTGCCAAGGGCGGCATGGCCATGAAAAATGTGCCCAAGGGCGGCCAGATTTCTGCCTCTGGCCCAGACATGGCGGGCCCGCAAGGCAAAACCATGCATGAGCAGGTCAAGAAATCTGTCAAGGGGGATGTTGTTCAGGTTCGTGGGGTGGGAGCCGCCCGCGCGCGCAAGGCAACCATCTACTAAATCATGGCCACCTCCGGAACCGCAACATTCAACCTTGAATTCGATGACATCATCATCGAGGCGTACGAGCGTTGCGGCCTGGAGGCGCGTGACGGCTACGACATGAAGACGGCCCTGCGCTCGATTAACTTGATGTTTGCTGAGTGGGCCAACCGGGGATTAAATCTCTGGACCATTGAGCAGCGTCAGGTGGTCTTGATTGCGGGGCAGTATGAGTACACGCTGCCGGATGACACGGTGGATGCGCTGTCGGCG